GTAGAATCTGACCTAAAAAAAAGGGTATTTGCACCTTTTGCGCCTTTCAATTGGTTACAACGCCGACAGGCTGCGACTAAATTGTCTTGGTCAAACAGGCTTCCGCCACTCACTCGGCTTTGAACATGGTCAACTTGGTCAGCCTCTTGACCACAGTATGCACATGTATAACCATCACGAGCTAAGACCCTAAGCCTTACCTCTTTCCATCTACCCGAACCAAGTGCTGCTTTACTCAATGCCACCCTTTAGTTTTAAAGTGTTGTAATGCTTTACACGCATTAGTATAGCCATTGTTATCAACACCATACCTATGAAACAGATAGTCAAGACCCCAATCAATTTGATGATAACCATTAAGAGTTGATAGATACTTGCTTTTACCTTGTGGAATACCATAGTGACTACCGTTCTGAGCATTAGGATTCCATGCGCTTTCTTTACCATACAGCTGTGACAAACATTTAAATTGTTTATTACTTTCTATCTTTAAAGCTGCATACTCTTTGTATGAAATCATGGTTACTGGTTTGTATTGATAGGCAGAAACGGAATCAATTTTTTGAAAGACAATGCTAATTAGCAGTAAGCATACAGCTGCCCCAATAACTAGCAGCAACGAACTCGCTAGCAATCCGCTAAGGCGGCTAGCGTTCGCGCTTTTAGGCGCGTCGCTTGCTGATAGTGTACTGACCATGTCAATAACCTTCACCATAACCGCAGGTCAGACGGCAAGTCATATTGAAGTCCAACCAATATACACAGCATGTGGATTGTTTTGTAACCATTGCTGCCTCAGCTTGTTTTGATAATCCCAATCAATGTTGCGGTCATTATCCGTAACCTTCAACCCATTTGTGTTTACAATTGTTGCAGTCATGTAGATACTCCCTACCAGCTGTGATTGTATTTGTGTTATACCCTAGACACTCAGGGCATTGGTCTTTTTGCATAGTGTGTAGCAGTTACCGCTTTCCATTTTCCATGCCCCACATTTAGTGCAACGGACAACTGCCTTATCAGTTATAGCCTCAATTCTAGCCTTTACGCCTGTGTTATGGCATTTGACACACATAACAACCACATGTTCCTCACCTGCGTCAAAGCCTGCCTTTTCATGGAACAACATGGGTTTGCTGCACTTATTACACTTGAACACCCATGTGAGGTCAGACAAATGCAACCCTGCATAGGTTATCTACTGTTATCAGATAACCCTTTGTTGAATACTCTGGACGATTCATTTCTTTGAATATGCCATAGGTTTTTACAGCTAGTTTTATTTTGTCTGTGGGAACTGTTATCAATATGTCCTCAAGGACAAATGACCAATGAGTTGCCTTGGTGACTGTAATGCCTGACCAGTACCACTCTTGTCTGACATCTGACCAACAGTCTGTTTCAATGTATAGATTGCCTGTGTCTTTCCAGCGTCTATCTCGCTTTACCTCAACTGTTTCAATTGGTGCGGTCAAAAGGGCGTTGGCTGCAACCTCACCCTCTTGACCAAACCTTAAGTCCAAATCCCAATCGGACTTATTAGCCATGATGATTTAATTCAATGTGGTTAATGCAGCCACAAGCTACACATTTTTTAATGCCATCAACCGTCATTAACCTTGGGTCATTGCACATTTCACAACACTCAGACAATGGCACAATATCCAAAACAACTCCATTATCTGTGAAAGTTGCTTTCATGCCAGTTGCGTCAATCATTTCCATGTCACCCATTATCTGTGTCCTCAAAGTACCAATGTCCTTGAGCTGTGACCTTAGCCCAAGAAGGTGAGCAAACTGATTGAGCGCAAACATAACCATAATAAGGTTTTTGAGTTTTAGCACTCACACCCTCTTTATGTATATGCCCATGCTCGCAGGCTAGTGGTGGCTTAGGTGTTGAGTTAGGTAATGAATCTACAACATCACCAACAGACCAAGGAATCGGCTCTTTGTTGATGGCAGCCTTAACTTCAGGGGTATCAAAAGAAGTTCTCAAAACTTCCTCTACCGCTGCGCTACGACTGCCAACTGCACCATACCTAGGTTTAAATGGCACAACTTTTTCCATCTCAGCTCTATTGGCTCTTGGTGCTTTCTCACCGTTTTTAGTAGTTGAGAATTGAGGTTTACCAGTATTCGTTATAGACCTAGCAAAACTTGAGGTTTCTGCTTTCTCTATGGCAAATTGAGTTTTCATGTTCTCAGCTGCTAGACCCATAACCCAAGCATGTGGGTCTGTACTGTTTCGCCATAAAATTGTCTTTACAACAACCCAAGTGTCACCGTTAGTATCTTTGTAAAACTCATGGTTGACCTCATATCTAAAATCGTTATGCTCGGCTGCGAACAATTCAATTCTTTGTTCTGCCGTCATGTAATTTGATAAATCAAATGCCATCATTTTCACCTCTCATTTCTCTAACAATTTTGTGGTAGATGATTCCGTATCCAAGCAAATCTCGGAGTGAATCCTCGTGGTCACTTGACTGACTGAGGCGTGCGACTTTGACGAGCAACATACACATACTGACTTGCTCAGGCGAAATGTAAGTGTCCAAATACCCTGACCACAACTCGCTGATTCGTCGGTGATTTGTTTCAGGGCTTCCGTAAACATTGCCCCTGTCTGTGAGTATAAATTGGACTTCATCAAGGATTTCCTCAGTTCTTTTCATAGTCAAACACCTCGTCTGATTTTTTTTGTATGTTGGTTAATCGTCTATGAGATTCCCAACCTATTGCCCTGCCTCGCCAGTACCCGCTGTTGTAAGATTCGCGTTTTAGCAACTGAAGTGCATAAGCAATTAAGCCCGTAGCAATCATGAACCATAAAACTGTTAGTCCGTTGATTTTCATACGGTTGCCCAATTAGCTTGATAGGTGCTAACAATCGTCCATTGGCACATTGCTTCATCACAAGCAACTGCATAATCCTCACCTATTTGCTCAAGATACATCTGAGCCATTAAACAACTTGCATAGTTCTCAAACCAAAAAATTGCGTGTTTATCAGCTATTGGTTCGTAACCTTCTTTGAACAACCCATCAAATCTGAGTGGGTCAGCGTTGAAATCCTCATGCCATAACATTGAGGTTTCATACAGTCTTTCAAAGTCTTGCTCTGTAAGTATCATCTTTTCCGTTTCCATCAAGTTCCGTTAACTTGATAGGAAAAGCATGAGGCTTGGGGCTGACATTTACAAGCCAAGTCAGGCTCGTGTTGTATAACGCTTTTGTTACAAAAGACCTGACTCGTCTATGGCGTCAATCTGTTCATCAATGCCTTTAGGCTCGTAATCAGTCTGCCTACCCATACAGCTTGCCTTCAAATATAAATGTGCCGTTGTTGATAGGAATAGGAACTACCTGAACTTTACGGTCTTTAACATAGGCAACCGCAAATCCTTGCTGCCAATTAGCATAACCCCTTGTGTACGCCATACCGCTTGAAGCAAGGTCAACTAAATTTCCAACCTCTAATCCCCATAAAGTACGCCCTAATTGACCTCTGGAAGCCTCTGTAAAGGCTGCTAACCCTAGTCTGTGAGTGTGTCCACAGACCACGCTCTTTCCTAGCCTTCTTGCCCCGTTTAAGGCTGTTTGTCCACCGACTTGGCTAAGAGGAAAAGCGTCCCCATGAACTGCCGTCCAACCACTTGCCCAGTCAAGTCCATGTGGGTGAAAGTTGATACCGAGTTTGTCATATCCCATAAAACGCTCATACTGCATTTCGGGTAAGTTAAGAAAACTTGGGAGTCTTTTTTTAATTGACCTGTAAAGTCTGATTCCATGGTTGCTACCTACAACATCTGTTACGCCAAGGTACTGAAGTACATCTTGGGTAAGGTTTCTATCATCATCTAAATTTCCAACCATCTCATCAATGGTTCCTGCATTAAACCCACCAAGCTGAGGAAGGTCAATCTCGTCACCAATTTGAATTGTTTGATGAGGCTTCCATTTAGCTAAAAACTTCCCTACTACCTTCACGCTCTTTTCATCAAAGAACGGTGACTGTAAATCGCTTATGAAAGCGACTTTCTTAATTATTCGTCCTCGTCATCTGTTGGGTCAATGCGAGGAATTAAAGCGTCGGGCTTGTCATTGCTAACCCAATCAGGAAGTGCATTATTTTCCTGCATAAAAAACCAAGCTACTTCATTGCTGAATCCAGCCTTTTTTGCTGCCTTGTAAATCTCATGTTTTGTAATCATAAAAACATCAAGCTTAGACAATGGCTCAGGTGACCTACGAACTACGCGCCTGTTAATCTTTTTGCGTTTTCGTGTGTTTGCCATGGCTTTATTTTACTTCCTAGTTATGACAATAAACAGTTCATCTAATCTTTGTTCAAGGCGTGTCACTTGGTCTTTTAAACTTGTTCCTGAATTCGGACGCAGCTCATTAAGCCAACCTTTAACTAGCCAGCGCATACCAGCTAGTACGCCAATCAATGTTGTGGTGATTCCAGCTGCAAAGCCAGCCCACTCAAGGGCTGACATTACTCTTTACTGCCTCTGCCAAATGCGGTATCTGAAGGAGATAAAGCTCTTAAAAGAGGTGCTGCAAAAGCAACTAAAAATGCCTTCCAAATATCATCAAATGAACCTGAAGGATTTGTTACATATACGGTTGCCAAACAAACAAATGCGCTGCGTGCGTATGAGTTGATTGCGGCTAGTGTCTTGCTATTCATCTTTACCCCCTAGTAGTGGTATGTTAAAAAACTCTGAATTTAAATCTTGATTGGTACGAAAACTGCAATGAATATGGTGGTCATGAGGTGAAAAGCCTCTGTATTTTCTCCATTTGTAATTTAATATTGGAGAAGCAATCATGCCTTTATGTATTACATAAGATAGGCGTCCGTAATCCTTAGCGTAGAGTCTAAGCTGATTTGCCAAATAGATTGAATCCCCTTTGTTGTCAGAAAGGCGAGCGTCAATGTCAATTGCTCGCACGACAAATTTGGATTTAGCGTCGGGTATGTGGTCGCTTTTACCTGCTTGTTGATGGCGCAAATCAGCAATCCACCCATCACTCCCACGAAGGCGGCTTGGGTATGAATCATCTATTTGTTCTCTCAGCTGTGTCGCTGCTTTTGACAACCATGGTTTCATTAGGAAAGTAATAAGGCGGCTTCCTCAGCGGTGATACCTAACTTAACTAAAAGTTCTGCTTTAGCTGCTGCCTTAGCAGCCGCCTCAACCTCTTGAGCCTTTTCCTCAGCCTCATAGGCTTTAGCGTCTGCTTCTCTTTGAGCAATTTCCTCGGCAGTTAATTCCACCTCAGTTTGCTCTCCTGTTTCGCAGTTGATTATTAGTTTAGTTGGCATTGTTTCTCCTTATGAGTTTGATATTCCGTATAGGTAAGCGGTTGAGTATTGAACAAAAGACCCGCCAGCAGGTGTAAAAGTTACTGAAGTAATAGCAGCAACATCACTCCATAATCCAGCAGAAAAAATAGCCCTGCTAGCAGTTGCGTTATTTTCTTGTACTGAATCAAATGAAGCGGATTTGTAATTAGCAGAAGCATAATTTGGAATATAAAGTTCACCATTAGAAAATGTACTTGCTGTTTGGTCGCTTGCATCAGAAACACCATACAAGGTAAATGTGCCACTATTTGCAGCAGAACCAGTACCTTCTAAATATCTACCACTACGGTTAGCACTTGTACCGTTGAACGTTACATCATAATAATATCCGTTTGCCCCAACTGTAACGCTTGTCCTAGCACTTACCACAACCTTCAAATCTGTATACGTTGCAGGTATTGAAGTAAAATAAATAGTTGCAGCACCACCACTACCAACAGTTGAACTCGCTATTAAAGTATATGTATTTGCCATAGTCTATGCCGCCAATATTCCGTAGATAGTTAAAGTGCTACCAGCAACAACATTTCCTGTACCGCTTGATGAAATAGTAATTGAGTTAATTGCTGAAGTATTGCGCCATAATCCAACAACAGCAACTGCATTATAAGAAGCAGCATCGGCTCTTACCAATGCAGTTTTAAATGTAGTTGTATTGCTATAATTATTTAATTGTATTATTTGAACGCCTTTATCTGTTGCACTTGGAATTTCAAAAGCAGAAATATAACTTGTATTTGATGACCTTGCTGATGCAGCGGCAGAACCATTACCAGACAATCTTGTCCAAGAATAATTATTTCCTGTATCTGAATTAAAGCGTATTACATAGGCTTCTGTTGGAATAGTGGAACCAACACTAGCAACAACAACCAAATCAGTATATGCAGATGGAATTGAAGAAAGACTAATAGTTGATTGATTGCTACCCAAAGTAGTTGTTGCTATCGGTGTATATGTTGAACCAGCAGCCATTGTTATACTCCCTTAATTCCGTATAGGGCGAATTGAGTGTATTGTTGAAAAACTGCTGAACCCCCATTTGTTAAAGTAATATTTGAAATAGCGTTTGTATTAAGCCATAATCCCGATGTGAAATCAACGCCACCACTTCCGTTACTATCTTGACCAGACAATACTCTTGCTGTTGTGTATTTATTAGTATTTGTATAATCCAAAATATCAATAACAAAAACGCCAAAAGTGTTAGCAGCCGTTGGCAGTCCAGCATTAGCCAATAGAGGTATGTTAGCAAGACTAGTTGTGCCAGTTGCACTTGCCGCTGTTCCATTTCCAATTAAGCGATGCCGTGCGTAGTTTGTTCCTGTATCGGAATTAAATGTCATAAGCACTATATCGTTTAAGTTATCACGCCCAATTCCTCTTAATTGTAAATGCGTATAAGTGCTAGGAATAGAACTAAAAGTTATCGTTGTACTACCGCCTGAACCAACAGTAGTAGTCGCTATTGATTGGTAACTATTAGTACTTGGAGTTACCCCAACGCTTAAAGTGCCAGCAATTATGTTAAGCAATTCCGCCTACCACATACCAAGTATCGGTTGCAGTCTTAATGCAAACTGCTGATTTATATTGAGCAAGAGTTGGTGCTGCGGGTACTGCCCCGCCTGATAAAACTGTTGTTGTTCCTGAAGTAACTGCACTAATCGTGCAAGCACCTACGCCAATGTTAAGAACTGTAATTGCTGTTCCTACTGGAAATGCAACTGAAGCGTTGGTTGGAATCTTAAATGCAATTGCTGTTGCCTTATTCATTAACTCTAATGTCTGATATTGGTCAGCTGATACAGCTGTGTAATCTGTTGTATTTGCTGCACCAATAGTAAAAGAGGTTAAGCCGTTAAACATTGCAGCTGATAGAACATCACCTGTTGAAGCTGGAAAACCTGTTGCCATTGTATATCTCCTTTAGTAGCTAAGTATATCGTCCCCAAGGACGCCATATGTAAAATCGCCAATCAAAAATCCATCTGAGGTCGGCTCTAAGGTAGTCAAAACTGTCTGCCATGTGTTTGGCGTTATGTCATGAGCCACGCCTTGAACCTGCAAGTTCTTGGTAATTGTTGAGCCGTCGGGTTGAATATTGCTAATTAAAACATTGTCATAATAGTCAAAGGCTAGGATTGTGGCTGTTGGAACATCTGGGTCTAATAAGTCAAGCGTCATTTCGTCTATCCGTATTGTCGTGCTGCTACGGGTCGCAACATAAAGTTTGGCTATATTCATTGCATTTTCGTCGGTGTCAATTACCAATTCAGGCACGCTTATTGAATGAGGGAAGTAAGTAGCAATGCTGTCTGAATCCAAGGCTGTTTGGCTACTGCCCCCAACTCGCGTCATTGTAGCTGTGTTGATAATCAATTTGTCGTCAAAAGCGAACTTTAAGTTTTTGTAAGGAATACCTGTGGTTTGATTAAACTCAGTTGGGGTATCACCCGCGCTTGAAATAACTGTGTTTCTATTTTTAAAGATTGCGTTGCCTTCAGGGGTAATGTAGAAAGCCCCTTGCTCTGAGAACTCACAGTTTTGCAATGCGCCTAAAGAAGTCCTCAAGGTTGCTGGGTCTGCAACTGTAAGGCTGTTACCTGTTTCCACGCTACGCATACCGTTAGGGAAGGATACGGTATCTAAAATCTTATTGATTCTAGTTCCAGTATCTTGTCCAGCGGCTTGTCCAGTCACAGTTACTACGGAAGCCAAGTTGAATAATCTAAAAGCGTCACTTGCACTAATGTCCACATAAGCCATGTTCTCGGCTTGGTCATAAGAGTAGGCATAAGCTGTGGTGTATCCACTAAATAGGTAATAAGTATTTGCACCAACAGTTGCAGAAATTCTAAGTTTTCTCAAAGGTTCTAATTTGCCAAAATAAGGCGAGCTAGTGTTCTGGGGATTGAAGCTTGATTCAGGGTCGTAAATCCTCACAACACATGTGCCAGCCTCGTAAATATCGCGTGCAACATTTCGTCCACGCCTAATGCTTATGCGTCTTGTTGCGTCTGTTAGATTAGCAATCAAAGCAGGTGCGGTTGCGTCTGACAAAACACCAACACCAAGAACACCGTTAACAGGGTCGCCAATTGTAAAGGGGTTTTGAAAGGTTGCGCCCGACGAAAAGTTTAAAGAAACATCAAGGGTTGCTGGAAGTGCCATTACTGGAACGCACCAAGCAATCTACCTACCGCGCTTGGTGAACCTGATAGGTTTTGATTTAGCAAACCATTTCTAATTTGGTCAACAAGGTCTGCGTCTGAAACTACATTGCCAGCATTGTTTATAGTTATGTTTAGTGTCGGTGTTTTAACTCCAACATCACCCATCACACTTGTTATAGATTGGTACTCACTTAGAGAAACTGGGGCATTGGCTAAAACACTTGCTGCATTTTGGGGAGTGACTTGAGCCTTGATTGTTCCTTGAGGCGTAGGTGGTTTAAGTTGCAACATACGATACATTTCAATCATCTTGGCAAGTAAGTTATCAATCTCAGAACCCCAACCCTCAAAAGGATTTAAAGCTCTTGGAATCCTAGAAATTGCCAAGGCAAGATTGGTTGTTTGCAATTGACTAATGGCTAATTGTTTGGCGAGTCTTTCTGCTTCAGAACCGTTTTCTTGAAGTATTGCCATCTGCAATTGAAGTCTTAACTTCTCATCATCTGTAATGTTTCTTTGAAGTGCTGCAATGATTTGAATTTTATCAATGTCAAACATTGAGGCAGCCTTTTTAAGCGCGGCTTCCTCAGCTGCTTTTTTCTTAGCCGCTAATGCCGCTGCGTCTGTAAGTTTCTTTTGCTTGGCTAAAAAAGCAAGATATTCTTTGTTTCTTTTGGCTTGGTCGTCGGCTGTTTTTTGAGCCATTTCCCAAGTCTTAGTGTTTGCCTTCCAAATTTCATTTTG